GAGAGACACTCAACACTAAGTACACACACCTCATCATACGGAAACGTATAATCAAGTGTGAGTCTAACGTAGCTCCGCAGGACACGCGCTGTATCCCCATGCCTTTTTTGTTCTGCGGAAAGAGATGTTGTGGGGTGAAGTATTACCACTTTACTAAAATATGAGGTTAGTACAGGTAGAAGTGAATTTAAGTACGGGTTCTGTGTGGTTCCGCAGGACAACTAAACTAAAAAGAAGTAGAAGTACTATTAAATAGAAATGAGTACAAACCTTGGTAATGGAAAGAGCTATAATATATATCAAATAGAAGTACAGAGCTACAGAAAAGCCTTCTATTGCAGGTTTAAATAGATAAAATAATGAATAAGATAGAAGTGTTCTGGTTCAAATGGAAGTATAAACACAACAAATAGAACCTATCCAATCCTTGCGTAGCAGTTCAATAGACTCAAGTGCTGATTAAGCTTTGACACAGACTTAATTGCGCCTCTAGATTATTAAGTCTCCCTGCTGGAAGGCGCTGAGTAAACCCTAAGTAAGTCTATAATCACAGTGGATCGCCTCTCCGAGGCGCTGATGTACTTAGGTAATGTTGCAATTAAAGATATCGCCCTTGCATTACAGAATATTTCAGTAAATAAGGGGCGCTGTTGTTGGTATAGACGCCTTATCCGCAAATACTCACCTCTATCGAGGCGCTCTTGAGGATGATACCAGTTCTGTTAGTGACAAAGACTCGAAATCCCAAAAGATTCACCTCGTTCGAGGCGCTGTGTGGTAGACTCTTGGAGTAGAAAGTAGTACCTGTACGGGGTCGTGCAGGGGTGTCCCCTGTAATGAGTAGGATAGCAAAAGAGATACAACTAATACGGACATTAGATGATGTAGGTAAGGCTAACTATAGAGAAGCCATGTCTCAGGGAATGGCTAAATATAGTGATAGGTATACTGATGTCAATGCAAGAATGCTTGATGTGCTAGGAGTAAATATAGTTAAGGACTTAATTCAGTATCCTAGCCAGTTGAGATTAATTGAGAAGACCCCTACTTTACATGGACTAGCGTGGGATAAGAATATATGGACTAGAAATGATTTGCCTTACCCAGAGAAAATCCTTAATCATGAATTAGCACATATAGGTTTTAATCATAGTGGTACAAATACATCAACAGCATTGGCGGAGATACAAGCTGAAGGAACTAGCTATGGAATTGGACATCGACTAGGAATACCTTTAGATGTATTGGCTATGAATAGTGCGCCTGTATTGCATAGTAGAATGAAGCAATATAGCCCTGAACAAATAGGTAATATGATAGAGATGAATAGAGCGCCTATAGGTGAAATGGTTAGCCGTTTTATGAGAGAAACATTATGAGAGATAGCGCATATCTACAAGATGATTACAATAGAGACTTGATAGCTAGTGTTTTACAAGAAAAAGGGCGTAAAGCATCAAGCAAGGATTATGATGCGATGAAGAAAGCTTTGGAGGGTGGCGCGTCTTATCAGTATTTAAAAGCTATGGTAGATGCATTGCCGATAACATCTAATCTAATGGGGATGTAATGTCAGGTCGAGTAGCAAAACAAAGGAGAATGGCTAAAAGGAAGATAGAGGTAATTGAGACTTATCTGAGTGGAGATAGGTCTGTATTACCTCTACTTTGTAATATGGGTTTTACTGAAGTTAATGAATCAATACTAAAGATGAAGCTGGCTAGGTTAAGTCAGAAAGTATTGCCCTAACGTTTATTAGCTTGTCTAATGTATTCTTCAGTTGCCTGCCCAAAGTATTGAGGATGAGGATCTACTGATTCATGATTCCACTTAATAGGTTCATGATTTCGAGTTAAGGGAAACCGCATCATGATTGTTGAGGCTTCACACAGTTGGTTCATGTAAGTAGCCCAATTGTAGTAATCTTCATCAGATAACGCTTTTTGCTGTTCCTCAGATAACATATTTTGGTTAAGTAATGCTTCAGCTTGTTTCTGTTTTTCTTTGGCAGGGTTGTTAGGAATTAACACTGTGTTGCCAGAGATAGGCTGAGACTGGATAGGCTGTGGAGCTAGTGCAGAGCATAACTGAGCTAGAGTTACCATAGACGCATTCTTTCCTTGCATAGATGACATCACAAGTTTCTGTAGTTCAGGCGATCCAATGCGCTTGAGTAGCTCGTAGTAGAAAGGCATGAGGTCATTCTCACGTTCGACTAGTTCGTTGAGAAGAGTAGAGTCATCCCATTCGTGGAGAGAGCGATGATTGTGGCTAGGGTTTGAGGACATAGACTGTGCTGCGGAAGTAATAGTGGCTTCAATGCGGGATAGTTGAACATAGACATCAGTTAGCTGCTGCTGAATCTGGTTGGTTTTGTCGCTGATAACTTGAGTTAGTACGGATAAATGATGGATGCTAGTACTCGCCGCTACTTTCTCTGCATACTCGCCTTCCATCATTTGCTGATAATTCAACACTGGTCTAGGGATTGACTCTGATGGTTTAATATAGCTAATGCCATCTTTGTTATATACAGTATGAACTTCTCCTGTCCTCATATTAGGTAAATCAGGTTGCTCGTCAAAAGTAGGGTCTGCAATTGAGTCTAGGTTTTCTGTGTGGAGAGTATCGCCATTCATGCGGGCATTAAGGGATGCGTTGGCAAGAGCTTTGTCTAGTGCGTTTTCCATGTTGAGGCTATACTTATGGTTAATATCTTCCTCATAGCGTAGCGTCTCTGTGTCCCATTATGGCAACTCCTAACCGTACAGCTTCAATACTAGACGACCTGATAGAAGGATTTAAGAGTGATTTTGATACATCGCTAACAGGGCAAAAGGCTGTTTATGAAAACTTGGGGAAGAGCCAAGGTAGAACTGCTGCGCAAAATGTGGGGGGATTTGTAGGGCGTGTTGCTAGTGATATTGTCAGTGATAGGACTCGTAACCTTATATGGCGTAACAATCATCCATTAGGCATCTCTAGTTTTAGCGGTAGTGACGCGCTAAAAGTTACAGGTATGCCTGTGGGGTATCAAGCGTTAGGTGGTGCTGCCTTATCTCTAGGCGTTATGCCTATAGCATCGGGCAATTTTGATATAAGTAATCTAGGTGAGTTTGGTAGACCTAAAGGGTATCAAGCTTTATTTGCTGACCCTACTGATAAGACTAAGACAACTAATCCATTAGGCGAGTTTGCGGGTAGGTACTTCCTTGGGCGTAAAGGAAATATCTTGCCCTATGAGGAGTTAGTCAAAGAAAGACCTGATGTTACTCCTGAGAACTATGCTGCTGCTGTTCAGAGTGGTGGCTTCATGAGTAAGGATTTCTTTGGATTACAGAATGACCCTACTAAATCAATTGCTCTTGGGTTAGGTGCTGGTGCTTTGCTTGGAGCTTACAGCCGTAGAGGTAAGTACTCAAGGGGGGAAGACGGACGTATTAAGGTAGAGCCTAGAGTAGTGACTGAACCAGAGAACATACCTATTGGGAAATACACTGATTCAAAGAATCCTAACGTAGCGGACTTTGAGGCTATAGGTAGGTTTTGGGTTGATTCACCTAAAAGAGTAGAGATGGGTAGACCTGAGAACTTGATAGCTGGCGGCGTTAAGGGCGCTGTACTTGGTGGATTGATAGGTGCTGTAGTTCCTAGCGTTGCCCAGTTGGGTGCTATTAAGACACAAAAGTCTTTGAGTGGTGAAGATTCGATATCACTCTTAGGTTATGAAGTGCCAATGAGTGCAGCATTACTAACTGCTGGTGCTGGTGTTGGGCTTAACTATTGGGCTAGGAAGAAGTTTAAGCCTAATGATTTTCATACTGAAGATGTTGAGGAGGCTATTAATCAGTATCAAGCTAAGAGACATGATACTCAGAGAGGCGTTGATGGGCTAGATGTTAAGTATAATCCTCAGACCAAAGAATGGGTCTACCACAAAGTTGAACCTTAGAGAATACATAGTATGATTAGAGCAAAGATAAGGTATTAGTTTATGATGCAAGGATTAAGAGATAGGTATAGTAAATTACCTACTTACGCACAGTATGGGATCCCCGCTGTTGGTGGGTTAGGTGTATTAGGATTAGGTGCATTAGCTTTAGGCGCTACTGGCAATCCATCTCAACCAGCAATTCAAGCAACTCAAGCTACTGGTCAACCACCTAACCCCAATGAGCAGTCAATGGTAGGAGACAATGTGAACCTAGCCCTAAAGCGTCAAGTATATGGCGCTCCTCTCAATGACATGGAAGCACTCCAAACTGCTGCTAAGTTGTCAAAGGATCTCTATAAGTTTCCTGAGAAGAAAGAGAAGGCAATCCGTGATGCTGAGATTGAAGGTCAACTGATGGCACTTCAAGCCGAAGCCCTAAGACAACAATATTTGAATTAGGTGAGAGATGAACTCTGCTCAAGTAAAACAAGTCTTAGAAGCTCAAGCAGCTAAGTACAATAGTAACCCTAGAGCATTTGCTGACTATGCTGTAGGCGCTGCGTTAGGTGGCGCTGGTCAACAGTTAATGAACTGGGGGACTGATGGTAGTGACCCTAATCCATTAATTAGTGGGCTACTAGGCGCTCCTATTAACAGAGCTTTAATGCAAACACTAAGAGCTTCATCTTTGGGTGTTGGTAAAGCCTCTTTTGACGCTGGGCTTAAAGGGATGAACGTAGCTGACCCACAAGTTGCTGCTGATATATATAACCAAGGCGCTCGCATGGGCTTTGGCAAGTATGTTCAAGATGCGCCTATTGAAGTTGCTTTGGGCGGTGCTTCGCTATTAGGTGCTGTCCCTACGGGTGCTGCAACATCTATATACAATGTAGCTACTAGTGGTCAAGACATTGACAATAACCTAACCTCATTTATTGGTGGGTTAGCAGCATTAGCTCCTATTGCCTATATGCTGATAAAGAAAAGACAAGCAAACCAATCCGCACTTTCTTAAAACAATGAATCAACTTAAAAGACTAGGTTTAGGAATGGGGAAAAACCCATTAGTACAAGATGAAGCTCTAAGACAACAATATTTGAATTAGGTGAGAGATGATTAGAATCGATCCTACTGGCTTAAAGAGTCGTATCCCTCAACTAATTGATAATCCCTACACTCAGCTAGGACTTAACTATGGGATAGGTGCTGGTATTGGTGCGTTAGGTCAATTTGGCTACAATGCTATCACTGGTACTAATAACGCTAACCCCTTTATCACTGGGTTGCAATTAGCTCCTCTCCTTGGAGGACAAGGCGTATCTCGTATCATTAATACTGATGCTCTTAACCAACTAAGGGCTAAGAATGAATATATTAAGATGCTAGAGAGTGGTAGTGAATCGTCTCTATATGGCGGTGTTATTGGTAACATTGGTAACGCTATCACTAGTGGTAGAGATATTGACACTAACATGATTGGCGCTGTGGGATACTACGGTCAAGCTATGCCTTTAGCTAAAAAGATATGGGCTGACGTATTTCCAGTAACTGCTGCTGCTAAAGAAAGAATTATTATTGATTAGGTAAAACAATGAATCCATTACAACTATCAGCACGATACCTGAAAGGGTATGGAGCTAATCGAGGTATCCAAGAGGCAGTTGACTACGGCTTAGGCGCTGCTTTAGGTGCCGGTGGTCAACAACTAATGAACTGGACTACTCAAGGTGCTGACCCTAATCCGTTGCTATCAGGTGCTTTGTTCTCTCCCGTAGGTGCTGCTTTAGTCAGAAGTAGCAGAGGTCTTAATGCTATGGGTAGAGAGATAACTAGAGACTTTACAGCTCCTAGTGGTCTGTTTTCTGGAGACAAAAGAAACTTAGCTCTCCTAGAGAATCAACTAACTAATCCCTATACTCAGGCTGCCCTAGCTGGATCCTTGGCTGGCGCGGGTACTTTCATCTACAACACATTAGCTGGTGGAGATGACGTTGACAATAACCTAGTAGCTGCTGGTGTTGGAACTTTAGGCGCTATTGCTCCTATTGCTTATTCAATGATGAGGTCTAAAAGCTCTCCTGCTCTTCCTAGAACTGTATACACAATGCCTTCTACTTCTAGTGGCAGATACAGGGCTGAAGAATATACTGGTGTTCCTTCTGGCTATCCTAGAGCTAGTGCTAACCCTGACAACCTATACCAACGTCCTACATCTTCGGCTAGAACAGTTGATGTCCCGGTAGAAGCCGTAACCCGTCCTTCAATAATGAGAGCCTTACCTTATCAAAAAGGTGGTGAGCTAGCTCTACGCGACCCTAACTTGCCTACTACCAGCAGAGTTGTCGTCCCTCCTCTAACTGTAAATGAGCTAGCCTTAAATGCTACTAGAGGCAGAGGATGGAATGTTGGCAAAGAGTTCCCGATGGAATCAGCACTAGCTGGATTGTATTCTAACGCTCCTAGACTCCGTTAATTGGCGGAATAACATGACCTACTCCTATCTCAAACCACGTCTAGCTAAACTCATTCCAGAGTTAGCTAATAACGAAACAGCACTTAGACTAGCACTACCAGCCGCTATTGGTGGAGCTACTGGTCTAGGCGCACTTGCCTATAATGCTGTAGCACCACTAGATGTTGACCCTATAGGACTAGCTGTAGGCGCTGGACTAGCTTTAGGCACACAAGGTCGCACACCCTATAACTATGCTGGTATTGCTGCATTAGGATTAGAAGGCGCACGCTATCTTAACAATGCATTCACTAATACTAGAGATACTGAACCCTTACCTCTAATTGCTATGGGTATTGGTGCTGGCGCTTTAGGGCTGAGAGAAGCTTTAAGGAGAGGGGTTATTAGATATGAGGATGCAGGATTTCCCACAGGACGTATGGCTCAAGATTTGGGAAAGTCTAATGCTACTACACCTATCGATGATGTAGTAGCTGCCCCACCGCCACCTACCAAACCTAATAGACCTACACCTAAGCCTAGGGGTGCTAAGCCTGCTGATGAAGTGCCTAACAATCCAAGTACAGGTCAGCCATCAGTGGTAGTACCTGACCAAAGCAGAATGTATCTAGCCCGCAACTTAGGCGTGATGTCATCTAAGTTATCCAAGAAAGGTATAGAAAACCTAGGTAACTATGCTAATGAGACACCTCAAAGGAAGGCTCAATTATCTTATGACAGTCCTACTGATTACTTTGATAACCTTGTAGACCCTGAAGACTTATTCAAGAGCTATGGGCTAAACACAGTGGTAATTAATCCTAGCGGGATGTTAGTAGATAGGCGATTACTTGAGAATAGGACTGACTTACTTAATCAACCAGTAGTTCAAATAACACCATCTACATTAGATGCTGGTCATTCTGAACTAGTCAAGCAAGGACTGGCTAAAGCTGGTCAACCACATCCTAACGTCAGAGCCTATGGTATTGAAACTATCAATGAATTAGCCAAGGGTTCTAGCACATCCCCTAGTGCTATGAATCCATTAGGTTATTACAACAAAGCTGATAACAATACTTGGCAATGGGAGCAGTCCCTAAACCCAGAAGAAATAAGCTCTATGGTCAAAGATAGGGGTGGTAGAATTGCTGTTAACTTAAACACAATGAAACCATTGGATACTGTAGAACAAAACGACCTTTACTTAGATGCTTTAGGGTTGACAGGCATAGGTGCTTATACTCCCACAGCACCATCTATCCCTAAACAAACATATTACCCCCAATACAACAAAGACTACAGCGTAAGCAAAAGACCTATGAGAATAGCTAAACAAGGAGATAACTAATGGCATTTCCACTTGTTGCCGCATTAATGAAAGGATTTAAGTTAGGCGCTACTGGGCTAGGACTTATGGGGGGCGCTCCCGTTGGTGCTGCTCGTGCTGGTGCTGGTGCATTGAACCTCCTTAAGCAAGCCTACACTCCTAATGCTATGGGCTTAATGAACTTGGGTATGGATGCTATCCCTCTAGCAATGGACATAGCTAACAATGATGTTGGCTTAAAGTCCTTCAGTTCCTTTGGTGGGACGATGTTAGGAACTAAGTTTGGTGGTAGAGAGTTGAATAAGTTAGGCGAGAAACAAATTAAGTCTGATGTACTTGATAGAGCGCAAAGATACAGTCAAACGCAAGCAAAGTACAATGCTCGACCCTCAGTAATTTCTGGTGGTTCTAAGCCAATGGGTGATATCAAGAGCTATGACATGGAACCCTTTGAAATGAGGCAGACTAAGAAGTATCAGGACGATCCTCAGTACTCTCGACAAGGATACAATATGCCCATAGGATTTGCTGCTGACACTGGGCTGTACACTCTAACCTCTGGGATGAATAAGCCTAAGCCTTCTGAGTTTGAACAACAGATGATGGAAATGCAAAATCCTAGTCCAGTCTCTAGATATCTACAAATGACAGGAGTATTGTAATGGAATATCAGCAAGGATTTCCTAGTCCGCCTAAAGATGAATATAGAGAAAATCTACTAAATACTGCTAATGATGCTGGGTTTAGGCAAAGGCTATACGATGCTGCTCCTAACCTTAATTTGTTGGGTATCAGGTTTGGTGGTAGTAGCTTATCCCAAGAAGATAGGCTTAAAGCAGCACAACTAGGTATTGATACAGGAGCAATCACTGATCCAGACTTCTTTTCTTTTGGCAAGTGGAAAGCCTTAGACGCAATCAAGCCTAGAGAACGCGCCGCACAACTTGAACTGCCAATGGCTAAAGCTGTTGAGGATAGACAGTTTAAACTACAACAATACCAACTTGATAGACAACAAGACCTACAACGTGATCAAGCTCAAATGCAATTTGACTTTGGTTCTAAGATGGCTGACAAGCAACTTCAAGGAGCTAAGGAGTTAGCTGAACAACAAGGTAAGATAAATCTAAGACAATCTATGTTTGACATGGTTAATAACGCCCAAGCTTTTAGGATGTGGAAATAATGCCCTATCAACCCATTGACTACGGAACTGATTACTATCCATCAGGTGATGAGCTAACTGATTTACGCAGTCCCTCATCTACTTACAGTATTTCCAACTTAACTGTTGGACAAGAAAGACAAAGGCAGTTAGAACACGCTGGCTTAGCAAGGGATGTTGAAGGTAAGGCTGTTAATCCTCAAAGAATATTAAATAGCAACACTTCTAAGTTAAGGATGTCTATGCCTAAGACAGGTTCATTCTTAAGTAAAGTTGCTGGACTAGAACAGTTTAAATCTCCTAGTAACCAACCAGATGCTACTCAATCAGCTAAACCAGTTCAAGCCACATCTAATTTGCCATTATGGGCTGACGATGTAGCAAGACAGAAAGAGTTTAACAAACTAGCTTTAGAACGTTCTCAAGGGTTAAGCGCTGGCGAACTCCAAGCCAACATCAATCGCGTTAAACAATATGAACCCTTAGCTAACAACGAAGCTAATCGTGCCTTGGGTATGGAATTAGCTACTAAGTTCCCATACCACAAGTACGATACCGAAGCTGATGCGTTTAAGTCTGTAACCAACAATATGCTATCTCCTTCTAGATTCGTTTCACTTGCCTCAACCCAAGTTAAACCTATGCAATATGTGAGTTTATAGGTTTACATTCTAATATCCTGTGTAAACACGTAAGTCCGTATCTATTTACCTTTTCATCCATTTTCGCCATGTCTTGTGTTGCTTCTTCTAGCGAATAGTACATTTTAGGTATTAGCTGCCAAGGCATATTGGTTAATACAGCGTCTTTGTATTGAATAATCCACATATACTTAATTAATAACTAACCTACAGCGTAGCGTTCCATGACACAATCCAAACCAAAGATGACCTTTAGCTCTCCTGAGTTCGCTAAAGCTGCTGAATCCTTGAGTACTAGGTCAGCTAATCTAAATACAGCATCCAAAAGGTCTAGCACCCCTGGAGTTTCAGACCTAAGTAAGTCCTATACTGAAGCTGGTAGAACTACTGCTCAAACAATTAACGATGACCCTATCTTTCAACGATTAAACTATCAAGACAGTAGAAACTTTACTGAAGATAGCCGCAGATTTGACGCAACACTTGCCGCTAAGAAAGGCGCGATATCTGGTGAGCAAGATACTTTGCGGTATCAGACAGACAAAAATCTAGAAGGAAACAAATACAACTCTGATGCTAACGTTAAATCTACTCAACTACAGGCTAATGCCAATATGTATGGAGCCGATAGAGGGGTAGATATAGCTAAGCTGCAAACTGATGCTACTCGTTATGGTGCTGACCGTGGAGTAGATGCTGCACGTATTGGTGCTGATGCTAACAGATTCAATGCACTTTTAGGCGCTGGCACTGCCTTCTTTAACTCATCTCAATATCGTCCTTCATTCAATAGGTAGCTATGAACCCTTTTGTTTCAGACGCAGCCTTTCGTATTAGCGAAATAGATAAACAAAATATGGCTAACTTCAACCTTAACACTCCTAATTCTTTTAACTATAGTTCCGCCTCTAGCGGTAATGACTCATTGCAAAATGTCTTTACTTCTCTAAATAACATAGCTGAAACTAAAGCTCAAAACGACCAACGCCGCTTTAGGGAAGACTTGCCTTTTCAATCACGCATCTATCAAGACTTTGATACTGAGGCTGCCAAAAGAACCGAAGGCATTGACACTAGAGCTAGACAACAAGCATCGGACTTAACTAAAGACCGTATGAGGTTGCAGTCAAGTCAGAACATGGCTGAGGAGCAGAATAGAGGCAAAGTACAAGTCAGTACTACTGGACAAACTAGAGATGCTGATTTAAAGAGAGCGCTGTCTGTATTACCAAGGAAGTAGCTACACTCTGCCGATGAACAAGAAAGGTGTACCTCTTACCAAGTAAGTATCATTATTGCTCTCTGTACCATTCTTTAGACTCAAAATGTTCTGTGGAAACTAAATGAAGTTCAACATTAGTATTTTGCTCTGTCATTCCATAACTTTTTTCAGTTATTACTACGTCAACACTCCCATGCCCTTTGCTACTCAACTCTTGTAAAACTGTAATCATTTCATCAACAGTCATATACTTAACTCATAACATCACCCCCTAGCGTAGCGACTTATGGCATCATCAGGAATGCGTAATCCATCTCATAGACCCAAGAAATACCCTGATGAATTGCCAGCACATCAGGTGATTCAAGCATTCTTCAATCAACAACCTGACTTTGAGTTAGAGTCTCAGTTCACCTTACTATGTCGTCGTAATCCTACTGATTACGAACAGCATCTAGCATGGTTAGTCAAGAATGGTTGTGTATGTTCAATCGCTCAGATTAAGGCATGGCTCAAAGTTAAAGCTATCAAGCCTGGTACTGAAGCCGAGCAAATGAATCGTAAACTAGAAGAATATGCTGGTGTTGACTTCATAGGAGGGATGGAGTCAATAGCGGTTAGGACTGCCAATCTAACTTTTAACTATGCAGAGATAATCCAAAAGAAGCTAGATGGCGGGGACTTAACCGATGCACAGATACAGTCAATCATCGCTCAGTATCCAGCAGTGGTAGGTCAGACTAAGCAAATACTTCAAGCATTGGCTCAAGTCAAAGAGCGTACTGGAGAAAGAGAATTACTACTAGCTGGTGCTGATAGGATGAGGTCTCTAATACTCAATATGCTTGAGAAGAACTCACCCTTTAGACCAGCATTAGAGCAGTATTGCCAAGCTGCTATTCAGAGAATTGCGGAAGAGGTTTAAAGTAGTCCAACAAAGGCTACTGCAAAGTCTTGGCTGCCATAGGGAATATAAGTATCATCCATACCTTTAGGATGTTCTTTTCTGGCAACTTTCTTGACGGGTATATAATCGCCATACTCCGCACTATACCTAGTTACATCTAACTCACCATGTCCTTGAGCCGCTAACACTTGCAGCTCAGCGATTAATTCATTAACTGTCATGCCATTCTCCATCAGAAATAATCTCAGATACTTTGGTCTTTCCACTCATAGCAACTAATTCCTTAGTTACCTTGTACATCCTAAACTTACTATTAGGCTGCTTTTCTTGCCAGTAATTCCACATCTCAATAGCTGTAGTTTCATCACAGCCAAGGTCAGCGTAATACTCCCAGTTGCCATCATTAGTGATGTTACGTTCTAGAGTGTAGTTAGTCATCTAGTACCTCGCATTTGAGTAGCCTGTATTTAATAAAGGATGGGCAATTTTCTCGCTCTTCATTTAATCTTTGAAGTGCTTTAGCGTATGTATCAAAAAACTCTTTAGCATTCTCCCATTCTTCTGTATTAAACTTCTCTTGTATTATCCACATATAATTACTCTATAGTTTCCTCCTAGCGTAGCGTCCCTCATGGCTCGATTCAGACCATCCACATCCCTTGGACTTCAGATACAAGCTGATGTTACTTACCACAAGAAAGCTGCAACACAAGCCACTCAAGGTATTGTCCTTAAAGCTAGGCAAAATACTAAGGAAGGATTCACAGCTTTTCGTGAGTATGTGTGCTTTCCTCAAATCTCTGCTAACGAAGAAGGCGTGGAAGACATCAATGAGTTAGCAGCACATAAGTACGCAAGACCAAAGCATCATGGCGAGTGGATGGATGAACTATTCACAGGGGATGACTCACGCTGCCTCAAAGGTATTGGCGGTTCTAACACACTAATCCTAGCTCCACGACTATCAGCCAAGTCACGCTTCATGACTGAGTGGATCGCCCATCAGATAGGCGTGCAAACCGAAGCTGGTATTCCCATTAAAGTACTTATCATTTCCTACTCAATTACTATCAGTACTCAGAAGTCTATCGAAATAAAACAAATCATTGAGTCCGATAGATTTCAACAAGTATTCCCTAACGTCTCTAAGGGTAAGAGATGGTCTGATGAAGTATGGGAGATAGACAAGCGTAAAGCTGGACTACAATCATTGGGTGAACCCTATACCTTAGCCTGTGCTGGCATTGTTGGTAGTGTCACTTCAAGACGAGCGCACATCATCCTTTTTGATGACCTTATTAAATCGCCTGCTGATATTGAGAACCCAACGGTCAGAGAAAAGATGGCTAGTACTTACCATAATGCCATCAAGCCAACCATGTTCCCCGGGGGTAGACAAATCTGCATTGGTACACGAATGAGTGCTGATGACCTCTATGCAACTGAATTCAATACAGAAAAACGATGGAAAGTCATTGAGCAACAAGCCATAGTCGAGAGTGATGATGGCAAAGAAATTAGCTACTGGGAAGAGTTCATCCCACTTAAACACTTACTCACATTGCGAGACCCAGATAAAGGTGGAGACCCTATATCATTCAGCTTCCAGTATCAGAATAAGATTGTATCCATTGGTGGGTTAGCAATACCCTCAGAGTGGATTCACTACGACTACCCAGAAAAGGTAAGTGCTTACTCTCGCTTTGCCATTGGCACTGACCTTGCCGATTCAGTTAAGAAGAAGGCTGACTTTACTGTATTCACTCTCATGGGACGTGTAGGCAATACTGGCTCTGGACGTATTGATGTGCTTGGTAGTGCTAGGTTTAAGGCATCAGGGAACATAGCTAAGTTAAATCAACTACTCATCCTTCTCTACGACCATGACCTTCTAGACATAGATGAAGAAGGGTGGACTAATC